CATGTGCTAATCTGGGGAGGTCTTAGCAAGTGACTCATCATCAGCGGGTAAGTCACCTCTAATCTTTTCGGAGGATAACACTGTGCACGGTATGGGCTGAGATCGCGCCTCGCTTAGCCTCTCGCACAATCCCTTCCCGAGATCTATGGCAAGNGTGGATGTCACTCCACCCGAGACTCTTAGCTCTGCCTTCGCGGAGAAGTCCTCCGGCCTTATCCTCTCGAGTAGCCACATNGCGGACTGTGGTGANGTNTTGGCATGNTGGCGGAGCTTCTGGAGATTGTCAGACACAAANCTCTCCCGCTCTCTTTCGATGGCATTCTGGAATTCCGGATTCTCATCGCGCAANTCNATCAACTTTCCAACCGACATGCCGATTGCTCCGGCGATCATTTTGTAGCTCATGCCAAGGCGCGCGAGTTTCAATATCTCATCGCGCCGGCGTTGTGAAAGCGCGTCTAAAGTTATGCGAGGCCTGCCCATTCTTCGCGGTCGTGATCGCGTGGCTTCCATGGTCGGAGTGACTTCGCCGTTTTCAATGGCGATGCTCAGACCTTCCGCCGGTTGCGTGCTTTTTCTTTTGGGCACCGGACGATTTATGTTGCCGTGAAGCTACAGGGCAATCTTATTAAGCGATTACTGATTGTGTCCTCTCGGCGGAAGACAGACTGAACAAGGCCGTGCGAGAGCGTATTCCCCGACGAGCGGAGACTAGTGAACTCCATCCGCTCTTAAAAAGATAGGCGAGATATCCGAGGCAATCGGACGCGAATGCTGGTAAGCACGGGCGCGAAAAGATTCTCACTGCGAGGGCGCATCCCAATGATGACCACCTCGAGGCCTTCCCGCATTTAGCGGGGAGGCTTCTGCTCAGATCACAAACCCAATAAATGAAAGTTTCTCAATGACCACTTCGAGTCTGCTTATTGAGTAAAGTCACCCGCTGTCACCATACTACCCAACAAAACAAAACCCTTTATAGGCCATCCTAGAGCGTTTTTTAGGCATGACTATGTTGTGTCATAAAGCATCTATAACATATACAAAGTAGTTGCGCGCCCACCGTTCCGGTGCATTCTGGTGTTACAGAAAGGACACATAGCACATGAACGAAAAAACAAAAACGGTGGTTAAATTGCGCGCTTGGCGCGTATTGCCTCGCAGTCGTTACATCGTCGTTTCCGAAGACGGTAAGCGTAACATCTGCAAGGTATACAACGCGCGAGGCGGAAGACTCGAATCAGAGGCTCGCGGGAATGCTTTGCTGATTGCAAATGCACCCCGAGCTTACAACGCACTCCTACTTCTTCTCAGTGCGCTCAAGCCAACCCTACGGGGATCAATCGGCTCGCTCGCGTTGGAGAATGAGGAGTGGCGCGCGCTTAGGCTCGCATGGGTCGACGCGCTGAAATTAGTTAGCGAAACAAAAACAGACCCTCTGGGTCAGAAGGAGCAGACAAAATGAACATCCAAATAACCGCAGAAAAGCTGAGCCAGTTTGCTCGGCTGGCCGATCTTAGCATCTCCCGCCTCGTAGGTGGCCGGCGAGATGACAAGGCAACCGAGGAAGTCGAAAAGAAGCACCACATCGAATCTGGCACCGGTGGCCAGTTCGTGAAGGCTTTGGTAAATCCGGCTTACCTCAAGGCAATTAACAAGGCCTCGAGCCGGATTCGGGAGAACTTTTACAAGTTCACCCTACCTTGGCACGGGGAACAGCGCGTACTGCCGGTGTCGGTATACGACCGGTTCAGCGAGGTGCACAATAAACTCGTAGCCGAGTTTGATAAGCTCGCTGACGAGTTGGCCAGTAAGTACGACGAGATATTGAGCGAGGCAAAACAACGGCTCAACGGGCTTTATAGGCCGGACGAGTACCCCGAGACATCGAACATCTTTCGGGACAAGTTCGCCGTAAACCTCGACCAATTCTCGTTCCCCCGCGAGACAGACCTCCGCGATCCGGAGCTACAGGCTCGCGCGTTGCAGGCGGTGAGTGGAAGGCTCGCCGTTTGCCATGCCAAGCTATTGGATCGCGTGATCGAAAGCCTCCAGAAGTTTGGAGCCACGCTGGCCAAGTCGGACGCGATATTCCGCGACTCACTCGTCGGCAATATCCGCGAGGCACTCGACGAGGCTGATGCCCTCAACTTCACCGGCGATAGCCGGATAGCCGAGGCCATTGCGACTGTGCGTGCGGGGCTCTCGGGGCACTTGGATGCCGATCTGCTCCGCGAGAATCAATACGCCCGTACTGATGCGGTCAAAAAGAGCGAGGAGGTGCTCAAGGCGATCTACTCGCTAAAAAGCACGCTTGGCGCATCTGCTTAGCAGAGGATCACAGTCAGCCTCACGGCACCCCCGTGAGGTTGAAGTGATCCCCGATTAACGGGGTGCACTAACAAAACANAAAAAAACAGGAGGACAGACAACATGAACAAAATCAGNAACACAACCAACAGCGTAAAGGTCGGGAAGCTCGCGGAGGACTTGTACCTCGCGTTTAAATCCCGCATCTCAACGCTACTCATCGGACGGGCTGGAGTCGGCAAAACCGCTCTGGTTCAAAGCGCGTGGAAGAAACTCTGCTCAGAAGTCGGGGGCGATCCCATCGTGGTGGTCGACACTCCGGCCTGTAGCGATCCCACAGACTACAAGGGGCTCCCCGTGGTGCTCGAGGGCAAGGCAACCTTCGACCCCATCGGACTGCTCCGCCGGCTACTCAACGCAACCCAACCCACGCTGTGCTTCCTCGACGATCTCGGGCAAGCCAGCGAGGCCGTGCAAAAGGGGCTCCAGCATATTATCTGGGCTCGCGAGGTAGAGGGCAGGCGCATCCCAGATTGCGTGCAGTTTGTCGGCGCGACCAACGCGCGCACAGACCGCGCCGGTGTGGGTTGGCTCATCTCCCCGCTCATCGGGCGGTTTGATGCGACGATTGAAGTACTCCCAGACCTCGAGCACTGGAGCCAGTGGGCGGTNGGTGCCGGCATCTCTCCACAGGTGCTCTCGTTCTTGCAGTTCAGACCGGACAGGTTCGCGGAAGAACCTACCGCTGAGTTTGCCAAGAAGGTGGCGTGCCCCCGCTCATGGGAGGCCGTNGACAAGGTGGTCAAGGCCGGACTCGTTTCTCCGGCGTGGCTGTCNGGAGCGATAGGTCAGAGCGCGGGGCTCGACCTGTTCGGGTTCCTTAATGTCTACGATGGGCTCGCTGACCTACCGCATCGGGTGCTGAACGAGGGCGAGAAAGCTCCCCTGCCCCAAAAGCCGGAGGTTCGCTGGGCGTTGACTGGTGCTCTCGTCGCGAAGTTAAACGCGCTGAAACTGCATGGGCATGAGAAATGCGCGGAGAACTTCTTCGCCTACATCCCCCGCCTTGGCGGTGAGTTTGAGGCGTTTGCGGTGAAGAGCGCGACCAAGGCCGTGGAGAACTTCACGACTTGGGAAACCTATGGCAAGTGGGTCGAGGAGCGTGGGCAAGTGCTCATCCTCAAATAAGGAAAGGTGGTATTAAAGTGAAGACACTCAAAAAGAAATCCACATCCACACTCACCCCCGCCGAGGACAAGCTGTCCAAGGCGAGGATTCACCTAGTGTGCTCCGCCCCATTCTTTGGGTCGGTGGCACTAGGGGTTCCCTGCATCCTCGACGAGCGAGCGATAACAGCGTGCACTGATGGCCGGCAGATAAGGTTCGCGCCTAGCTTCCTCGCGAAGCTGGANACGCGACAGGTTGTCGGGCTCATCGTGCATGAAGTCCTGCACATCATCCTAAAGCATTCACTGTTCCGCGAGGATCGTGATCNAAAGCTCTGGAACATCGCGTGCGACTACGCGATCAATCTGATTATTAAGGACGGGGGGTACTACCTTCCGCCNNACGGNTTGGTTGACGAGCAGTACCGAGGCCTGTCGGCGTTTCAAATCTACGAGCTACTGGCACAGGAGGCCGGCAACTCAGTAAGACCGGACGAGGAGGAGGAGGAGCAGGAGGAGGGCGATGGTGATGAGGAGGCCGGAGAGGGTGGCGGTGCCGAGGATGGTGATGAGGAGCAGGACGGTAACACCGCTGCGGGCGGTAACAAGCCCGACAAGTCTCCGACAGGTTGGGGGGATGTTGAAGACCCCACCGACGAGCAGGGCAAGGCCTTGAGCGAGTCCGCCCTACAGGAGGTGTCCGACAAGATTGACGGGTCGGTGGCCGTGGCCGAGTCCACTGCGCGCCTTGCCGGCAATCTTCCGGCTGAACTTGACCGGATTCTCGGCGAAGCCAAGAAGCCACTGGTGAACTGGCGCGATGCGCTAAGAAGGCACCTCAGTGAGATCAGTCGGGATGACTGGTCGTGGCGCAGGCCTTCCCGCAGGCACCGCGATTTTGCGTTGCCCAGCCTTCACTCCGAGGGGCTGGCCACAATCTTGGTGACGGTGGACACCTCCGGCTCAATTGATAAGGATCAGTTCGAGCAGGCACTGGGCGAGGTTTGCGAGGTGGCGCAGTCGATTAAGGGGAAAGTATTCCTCGGATCGTGCGACACTCAGCACTACGGGTTCGAGGAGTACAGCTATGGCGATCCCCTGCCGGAACTAAAGGGAGGCGGGGGCACCGACTTTAGGGACTCAGACCGCGCGGTCGAAGAGATCATCGCCACCGGCGAGGAGGTGAAGGTGCACCTGTTTATCACAGACGGGCTGACATCATCTTGGGGGAGCGAGATCGTGCCGACAGTCTGGGCGATCCACAGCGACCCAACTCAAAGTATCGAGCCACCGTTTGGTGAGAGGCTCGACATACCCAGAGGCTCGCCATGAACACCGACCAGAAAAGTCTTGGCCGGCGAGAGATTCGCGCGGGGGTTGCCTTGTTAAAGGCAATCCACCGCACGGCTCCGGAGCGCAAGGCCGACACGACAAGACACCTCAAGTCGTTGAGCGATGCGAAGCTCATTAATTTCGCCACTGATCTACATAGGCAGTTTTATGTGGATCGTAGCGTACTCATTCCCCACGACACTCAGCACCGACTACAGTCCGCCAAGTCGGAGTTGGAGTCGCGGGGGTACAGGCAAGTAAACACAATCCAGTTCATCTACGATGAACGGGCGGACGCAAGGAGCAAATAACATGAACAGCACAGTCACAGTAAAAAGCAACGGCACGGTTGGCGTGGCGAGGGAGAAGAGATCCCCTCGCCCCGTTCCGGAATCCGTGTGGGTCAACAAGGCAAACATACAAAAGTACTTACCCCCCGCGAGGGCGAAACGAGTGTTGGTCGCGGGTGTGACGAGCACGCTCGAGGCTGACGCGCCAGCGATCACCTCGACTAGATCGCGCTGGGATCACAGCGCGAACAGGCGGTGGGATGACTTCGAGGCGTGGGCTGAGAAGAAGTGCAACGCCTACCGAGTTGAGCACGGGGACACATCATCGGCGGGTGATCCTGCCGGCACCGCCCAAGTCGGAGACTCACTGCAACGCATTTTGAAACTGAACGGGGGGCATGGCTCGGCATTCTCCATCGAACAGGAATCATGCGGACAGGTACTGCGCGAGCATCTGAGCGTTCCAACACGATGGAGGTTCAACAACGACTCGAGGGCACTGGTGCCCTTCTTAGTCGAGGAGCTTCGGGGGCTTGTCCTCGAGGGCATTGCCGGACTGGAGCACACTGTGCACGGTTCCGAGAGGCGGAAGTCGCGCGCCACCGTTCTGGCGTTGCGCAAGCTCTTGGGGTTTGAGGACTCGCACAAGTACCCCGACAGCGTGCCCTTCCAGAAGGAGGCGAAAAGCTACGAGCAAACCCTGCAAGGCTCATGGAAGGACTATAAAGTCACGCGCAGTGGGAGTGCCGGCAATTCCTGTGAGTTAATATGCACTGGGAATAATAAGCAGGGGTTCCGCGCCTCGATCAGCTTTTCATTCCGGCTGGATGACAAGAGGTATCGCGGGAAGAATTCCCACAAGCTGGTAAAACTATTGGAGCTCGTCGACTCGTTTGTCGGTCGCGGGAGAAAGGAGCTACCCAGTGAGTAAGAAAGCGCAAAGCGAGGCGAGGCTCTCCATTACCCTGCCAAAAGAAGTGCTCGAGCAACTCGAGGACATCTGCAATTTGCAGGGCGGTCGAAGCGTTGCCAGTTTAATCCGTGAATGGGTCGGTAGTCGCTGTGGGTTCGCTCTGGAAGAGCTCCGGAAGTTGGGGGCAAAATGAGCGTGGTAAACTCAGCCTTTAGTTCGCGAACCGTGAGAAGGAGAGCGAAGAAGACCTACCGAGAAAGCAACCGCGACTGCCCCTCACTGGAGCAGTGGCAGTATCTACGGCACATGGCAAAGCGAGGGAGGGACGAGGTGCTGGCGAAATCCATCACCTCGCGCCACAAGCGTGATGCCCTAGAGGCCTTGGGATCGATTGATGCATGGCTTCAATCGCGTTTCGGGGTGAGGTTTGAGAGCCGGCTCGATGAGGTGCCACGATGAAGNACCTAGTTGAGCTCGATGAGGTAAGGACTCACACCCTTGTGGCGGTTGGTGTAGCCATTGGTCTGGCAATCTCGCTGGGTCTTGTGCTCATCTCATCTGCTACGCAGTTGGCTGAGCAGTCTATCCTAGAATCGAAAGTTAGAATCGGCGAATCGGCAAGACGCTAGGGGTCGGCGAGGGAGGTTCCATTCCTCCCCTGCCGTACTGTTTCTTGAGCAAAGCAAAATCCTGTAGCGCATTGTGGGGCACAAAATAGCAGGGCGGGGGCTCCCCGTAGTACCACTTGGATTGCTTAGCGTCCTCGGCCTTGATCCACCCAACAATCTTATATTCTGGGCACTGCCCAGTAACGCAAACGACTACGCCGGAATCGTCCGGCCTCACCTTTAAGTCGGCGCGGGAGCTCCATCTTACCTCTATGTCCGTAAGATGAATGTCGGGCACATGAAAGGTGTTTACCCCGCAACCCCAGTAAACCCCCAACGCCTTGCATACAGATAGCTCGGCGCAGGCGGACTCGATATGGTTTCCCCATAACTGGCCGACATATCTTTCGGGGAAACGGTTCTTGCGCTTGTTCAGGACTGCTTCGGCATTGCGCCGTAGGCCAACATGTCCGGCAGTTAAAACCTCGCTAGGGGTAAGAACCACACCGGTAGGTTTATGACACTCTCGCGCAAGGTCTATCATCTGTCAGACTCGTCGTTTGTGTGATCGCGCCGTTGCGCGCGCGGCGGCGGTAATGGGTTTGGTTTTGAATATGTCCGTAAATATCGGGGTAGCCTCGCCAACATAGGAGCCAAGGATATTGTAGTTGAAGTATTCCTCGGCCTCCTCGGGGTTCATNTGGTCATCCTCTATTAGTTTGGAAATTATTTTCGCCTTGTCGTAAACCACCAAGGGAGGAAGCCCGATCCTGTGCCCAATNCCAATAATGCAATCGTCGTAGTTAGTAACGAGCATCGCTCCCTCCGCAAGCTCATCGACCATCTCTCGAACTGATCTCACCGGAAGTCCTCTCCCAAAATCCAAGCCACCGCAACCCAACGCTCGCCCCACCAAGGAGCCCTCGCTCTGTGCATGAGAAAGCTAGGGAAAAACACGCCGGCACCCTGCTCCCGCATATACTTTTTATTATAGATCTTGTCGTACATTTGAAACCCTCCTCCGATATAATCAGTCGGCTTGGACAGGTTAAAAACTGCGGTGATTTTCCTTTTGCTCCCAACATATGTGTCCCAGTGCCACGCAAAACGCTGGAATGCTTTGTACCTTAGCACCTGTACCGACTGGATCTCGTTTAGACTGAACCGGTAGTTGGCATCGTTAACATTAAACACAGCGGTCAGTATCTTCTGGTACATCCATTCAAGTCGCTCGGTTCTGGGGAGCCAGACAGCCGAGCATGTTCTCGATAGGCTTGTCTGGGACTTNCCATCCTTGAGCACCGTGGCTCGCTCAAGCTGGGCAACGGTCGCGTCCAGAATAATGGACATGCACTGATTGGGCGTGAAAACATTCGGGAGACAAGTTCCGGCTGTGATGTCCTGCTCAGCAGTTATGCTGGGCGTAGAATTAGCGAAGGCTGGGTGTTTCACATGGTCAGTTAGCACTGAGGAACAGACAGATCGACCCGTTTGCGGATCTCCCGCAACTCCATGCCCAGCCTTCAAATCGGAAGGTATTACCCGTTGTTTACTTTGCAAATTATTTTTTTTATTCATTTGGTTTCTCCCGTTATTTGGGCAAGGGCTAGGCAAGACCGAGCCAATGCATTTCTTGCGTGTATGGCCACTGACTCTTGATCCTTTAATTCCACCCCATCCAAAATCATTAATGCTTGGAGGGCGTGTCTGGCCACTCTAGCTAGGTGCCATCGCGGGTCTGACTCTAGTCCTTGATTCCAAGATCCGGAGCCGTGCTTTCCATTGACAAGACTTTCGTCCATCACCTCGATCATTGCTGTGTACGCAATCTCCGCCAACTGCTCGGTGCTTGGAGTAGTCCTCTCTATGGGTGCGCGGATGCATGTGGTATGTGTCACAGGTGTTTCTCCAGAAGATCGAGAACCCCCAGCCAGTTCTCCTTTGTTTTGAAGTAGATCTCCATCGTTGCCGTGCCACCGCTACCACCCGAGCTCTCGATTAAATACACATCGATTCCGTAGAGACTGGTATCATCCTTGTAGCCGTAGTAACCCTTGAAATCTATTTGGTTGAAACAGAACATCACATATCCGTCCACATAGATCTTAACCCTGCCGTTGTGGATCTTTAGGTCGTAGTTATGTTTCATCTACAAAGCCTCCGGCGGGTCGTAGTGAAAGGACTGGTGCTTGGGATTAAACTTAAAGGGAATGTCTGCGGAGTTTGATCCACGACGAGACTTCCTTATTTTAACATACAACTTGCAGTCATTTAGCTTGGCGTTTCTNCGGTCAAGAATAAGGACTTCGTCCGCATTCTCTGCCAGCCCGTTGCTGTCCTTGAGGTGATGCAGTTCCGCCTGCTGGTCGTACACGCTTTGGCGGTTTAGCTGTACGCATCCAAGTATTGGTATCTCAAGCTCCTTGGCTAAGGCCTTGGTGTGCGCGGCACCATCTCAAGCTCCCTTGCTCGGGAGTCTTGCTTCTTGCTGTCCACATGAACCTTGCCGAGTAGGTCTATTACCAGAAGATTGCACCCCTTCCGCACAAGTCGCCTCGCTTCAGCCCTGACCTCATGCATCGACCATGTAGGCCTGTCCATTATGGTGAGCGGTAGAGTTGTCATTTTCTCTGCAACGGCTTCTAGTTCTTGCATCTTGTTACCGGTCAGACCGCCCATCGTGCGCAGATCGTCGGTGCTAATTACTCCGGACAGGGCGATCATCCGCTCGGCAATATCGCTAGCCGATAGCTCCATGCTGATGTAGCCACATTGTGCCCCATGCTTCAGCGCGTTATTGCAAAGCTGAATGGCGAAAGCCGACTTGCCCATGTTGGTAAAACCAGCAAGCAAAACAAGATGCCCGTTGCACAAACCGCCGATATGGTGGTCAAGGTCTGGGTATCCGGTGGGAATGCCGGCAAATTTTAGGCCGGACTTCGCGAGGGTCTTTGCCCTCTCTGCGACTTTGACGGCAGCGTCACCCACAGCTACCCCCTTCTGCCGGCTATAACCGCCATTTGAATACTGCTCGAGGGTCGCAGCAATCTCGTCCGACTTGTGTCCTGCCTTAATAAGGCGGAGCCCCTCCTCTGCTGACTGATACATCGCCCGTATCCTCGCAAGCTCAACAAGGCGATCCTCAAATCCGGCCATATTATTCCGGACTGAAACCAGTGGCTGGCTCATCACGACCGACAGGAAGGTTTGCACCAAGGGTCGGTCTGCTTGCTTAATCTCGCCCAAGACTAGCAGTGGGTCAGCGGGGGCGTTACGGATGCTTAACTTTCTCAGCGCATCGTGCAGATACTTTGCCGCTGGGTTTCCGAATAGCTCAGAGCTCCAACCGCAAACCTCTTTATGCGCATCTGGGTCTGACATTGCCGTGGCAAGCACGGACTTTTCCAAGTCAAAATCAAATAGGACGGCATCGCTCATACGGCTGGGTTGTTTTTCCACTCAAGCGATGCTCGCGGGGGCTGGAGAAGTATCTTGTGCAAATCCTCGGCTCGCATGGCCACCATCCATCCGGTCTTGTTGCGCTTGAATGCGACCGCCGGAGTCTTGTCCTTGCCGGCATCTCGAACAGCCTGCTCAATTGCCTTCCAAATGTTCAAATTCTCAACCCACTTAACTTCCCAGTGGAATCCGTCATCGGAGACAACATCCGGAGAATCTGGGGAGCCGGAGTATTGTCTTCCTCGGCGGGCTGAGATGCCGTAAGTGCGCAGGAAATCTCTCCACAGTCTTTCCCCGCGCTTGCCCTTCTGGCAACCATTGATCGGCATCTCAACCCCCTCAGATCGTCTTAGAATATTTCCGAAGACGCGCCGGCTAGGCTAGATCCCTCGATCTCGGTGAGTGAGATCGAAAGCATCTTGTTGCCGTTCTTATCATCGCGAACCCAGCAAGCGGCTTTGTACTTGCCTGCCGGAATCTCGATACCCTCATCCACCCACTTGTCGCCGTCCTTCTTCCGTGGACTTGTGAACTTGGGTGCCTTGGGGTTTTCTTCAGCCCGTTTATTCCCAAACAGGTTGATCTTTACTGCTTTGACTTGCGTTTCCGTGGCCATGTGTTTCCTTTCGTGCGATCCTCTAGTTTTTTGTATTCAGAATGAAGGCGTAGGATCGCGTTCCACACCTCAGTCTGATGGGTAAGGTCTTCTATTTTCCGTTCCTCGATATCACCGTCTTTGCCGATTCTCAAAAGGACTGCCGATTGCACGGATTCGTCAAACGGCAACTGGTCTTCATACAACATCTTGTAAGCAGCAATCTGTACGGAGTATTCGGCATGTAGGCGCGAGCCCGTTTTGTAGTCGCAGATAAAGACCGTACCGTCCTGAGCCCTAGCAATTAGATCAACAGTTCCGCCGTACCCGAGGTTCTCGCTCGCGAATTGAACCTCAGAATAAATCTTTTCAAACTTCCCCTTAGACCACCATGACTTCCAAGTCTCAAATATGTTGGTGGCATCATTCACCTCGTCCTTGTTGCACTTTGAGAAGTCGCCCTGTTGCCCGTTGAGGAAGCATTCAATCTGGAAGTGTACGATTGAGCCCACCCGCCTGCCCCTGCCCCCGTGCTCCTCAAGGCACTTTCCCTGCTTGCCGAGTCCGTGCGCCCAAGGCACTAGGGCTGGCTTGGATATGTGCTTGCCAAGTATGGAGGTTACGGAGGGCAGATCGACCACCCTGCTTCCAATCTGAATCGAGTACTTCTGATGCGGGGCATCCAGATCGAGAACAACCTTATCGCTCACAAGGTAAGCCCTCCCCATTTTAAGCAGTAATAAACGCAGAAGAGCATAAGCATAATGCTGATAACCACGCCCAAGTTGTCTTCGTTATTTGGTCGTATCATCTGCTTAGCAGACGCTTTGGGCGTTTAGATTTGCGCTTTGCAAGTTCCGTATCCCTCACCATATCCCTAAGTATCTTGTGCCAAGGGATTTCCTCAACGATGACATCTCTCCAGCCATAGTCCTTGTGCTTGGACATGCGCCACTCGGTAAATTTTTTACTGCTGTAGCTCACAAAGTTTTTTCCTTACCGCAGTGGGGTGCCGGCCTATAACATCCAAAAGGCCATTGTCCGCCACATCCATGAAGGGCTTATCCACTCCGTTGGGGGGCGGGACTGCCGGAAACTTAACCCCAATCTTTTTGCAGCTAGCCTCGCTTAGCGAGCGAGAGAACGCATAAAGATCTTCTTCGGTCAAATTGTGCGCGCNGCATGCCGCGATGAACCGATCCGCNACATCCACTACGGAGTTNCTCTTGAGGGGTATCTTAACCACATTTTCCGGCACCTCTATTTTAGCGGGGTTAGCCTTGTACACCTCATCGGCCGAGCACATTGCGTCCTCAATTCCGATGCCCAGCATTCCCAGTGCCCTGCCAACCGCGCTTGTCTCGGCGTTTTCAAGTGCGCTCATTCCGTTAACCGTCCCCGTCCACTTGGCTTGGCTATGTCCGACAAAAAACCGTTCCGGCGTTTCGCAGTCCGGAGTAACAGTTGCTTTAATAAAAACATGCTCGGCTGGATTCCCGAAAATTTCCGTTACTATCTTCCCGTTTTTGTAGACCTTGTGAAACACTCCCACCCGAGTGTGAACCTGTACATATTGCGCCCCACCNCGAATGCTGATCGACTTCACTTCACCATGCGTTGTTTTCATGACTGATATTCCTCCTATTTTGTTTTAGTTTTTNTTCATCAAGGCCGAGTCAACCCAGCACTTGTTTGTCAAACGGCGGTCATTGGGACATTTGCGCAGGCCGACCTTGCTCGACCAGTTGCGCGCGCTCCCGTAAGTTCGGTTTAAATAAATTGCGACATCCCGTAAAGTCCACCAAGGCTTCGCCAGTACATCGGTAATTTCCTGCGAAGAATATTTCGTAAACCTTGTTGCCATGNAATGTAGTTACTTTCNGGATAATATCTGTCAACANATNTTTAATATTTGAATAAANTATTTAGTATATGATAATATATACTTGACATCTGTCATTACCTGTCACAGGTTGTCAGCTATGAAAACCAAAATAACTAAGAACATATCGGGTCACTTGTCCGGTGGTGCGCTGGCGCACAACATTGGGTTGCGTTGCCCGAAAGACCTCAAGCTGGCCGTCGAGCGGATGGCCAGATTGTTGGACAGGTCGGAGAACTCGATCATATGTGAATGCGTCATGGCCATAGATGAGATGTCCCGCGCATTGACAGATAGAGATGCAGGGCACATGCCAAAGATGGTCTACCTACTAAGAAGCGCGACCCAGTACATGGCTTCAAAGGGATAGTCATATGGCAAGCCTTCATAAGGTAAGAGGCAAGTGGTATGTCTTTTACCGGCTATCCGGACAGCAAAAGTGTTTATCTACTAAGCAGATAGGCAGAACACCAAACGCCGTAGCCCGCTCCATTCTGGATAAGTACATCCAGATGGAGGGCGCGGCAAAGCACGGCGTGCCATGGGTAGACTCTTCCCAGCCTGTGTCTGCATTGATTGATATGTACTGGCAATCAGCACCTTCCATGGCTCTTTGTACCAATATCAAGAAGGGCGCGCTATTAAATAAATTACGCAAATTCATGGGGAAACAGAGCGCAAGTTCTGTAACGGTAATCGATGCCGAGCGGTTTATGAACTTAGGGCTAAATCCCTCATTGGGCGATAGCACGAAAGATACATATAAAAACTTCATAGCTTCCCTGTGGGCTTGGGGGATTACCCGAAAGCTCGTTTGTGAGAATCCTTGGAAGGAATTAAAGTACCGCAGGACTCCAAAGGTTCCTCGCAGATGCTTAACCCAAGAGGAACTAGTAACCCTCTTGACCGGCACCAAGGGGTACATTTTGTTGGCAATATGCTTGGGCTTTTATCAGGGCGCGCGGATTGGCGACTGCATCGCGCTATATGCCGAGGACATTGATTTTAATAACCGGCTAATAACTTTTCGCCAGCGCAAGGGCAGCAGGGTCAATGCCCCAAAGTCCCAGACCATGCCGTTACATCCCAAGCTGCAAGAAATCTTGGGAGCGATTCCGCTGGTTTCCGGCAAGAGAGTAATTCCGCTCACAGCGTCCGACCTTGGAACTAGGGTTTCCAATGCAATGAGGAAGGTCGGGATAAACGCAACGCATCATTATCTGCGCCACACCTTCATCACCTCGATCATTAACAGGCGACAAGGGCTCGCGCAGGCATCAGAGCTTGCCGGACATTCAAGCTGGAACATTACGCGCAAGTACACCCACTTGGCGGTCGAGGAGCTAAGGCCTGCAATCGAGGCTCACAATAACAATAGCATAACAAGGCCGGTGCCAACCGCTGATCTGTAGTGACATTTATAGCTGAAAGCAGATACCGCAAGTGGCTGATGCGTCGAATGTTTGTTACCCACAGAGATAACTACTGCGCCGTAGAGGATTTGAACCTCATACCTAGATCTATCGAGTCTTCAACAACTTGCATAAGAGTGCTTAACTTATCAATAACAAAGTATCCGTGTATAAAATCAAGGCCTATTCCCCTGCTTGTTAGGTTGTCGTATAGCCTCTGGTTAATGTTGATCTCACGCCGACAATTACCGTCGGCTAGAAACAGGCCAAACATCCCACCGCTGAGTCTGGCAATTGGTATCTCAATATCCTTTTCCTTTCTTATGACACAGTGTGAGTTGGCGATCTTTGCCAACTTAATGTAAATAGGATTTATGAAATATAAATTATTCTTAGCCATTGCCATTGCGTCTCTCTCTCCCTGCGCAGGAGAAGAGATCATACCCGATAATCATGGTGGGTATCTTTCGATTGATCAAGACAGGTCAGTCTTTATATCGAACCCAAGGAACACATACATCGGCGAAATTGACGATGACGGCGACTTCATTGCGCTGGGTCGGAGGGGTGGCACATCAGCCTTTGGCACTCGGGTGGGCAGAAATGCTGTTATCGTGCTGGAATCGCCCGTCGAATAGCTTCGACATCTGATCTTACCGCCCTGTCTCTGGGATTGTAGGGGGCTACTGTTCCGCTTAATAGAGCCAGCGCGCTTTGCTGGCTTACCCCTTGCTCGCGGAGGATCTTGAGCACCTCGCCCCTGCTTACGCCAAGTCGCATGGCAGCATTAACTATCCGGCCTGTCTCAAGGAAGATGTCCTTCCGAGAATCCATCATGCCCTTGTAGGCATTCAATTTGCCCTCTTCAGTGATCTTACTCCTGTCGTAGTAGGTCGCAGTAAATACTCCGGTAGAGTCATTGATCCGGTTGTTGAATCGTCTGGCCGTAAAGGAGAGCCCCTGCCTTGGATCGAGCGTAACAACCCGCTGACCCGTAACTACGGCAAGCGTTTCCAAGGCCGGATCATAAGCTCGTCCGGTCTGGGTAACCTCCCCGCGAAGCCCTTTGTAGATGCGCAATCCGGAGGTAACTGTCCCGATGTTGAATGCGTCGAACATATGGGCGGAAATTGCTGCCGACCGATCAAACAGGCTACCCTCTGGGTTGTATACTCGCCCGCCCGTGGTGCCCTTCTTGTTTCTGGTGATGTCGAGTATCTTGCCGGTGAGAATTTGCTCTCCGTAAAGTGGCTCAAACCCTGTCTTAACAGCCTCAAGCAATCTCTGTTCCCAGCTACCGTCAGCCTTTGCCAGAGCAATTAACGGGTCGCGGAAGTAGTTGTATGGGTCGACATACGAAAGGTTGACCTGTTGCACATTGCCCTTGTCATCCCTGCCAAGATACAGCTTCGTNGAATACTTGTCCCATGGCGCATCTAGCTGCCGGATCGCTCTGTCCTCTTCATCGTCGATGCCCATTGCGGTAGCGATTGCAGAGGCCGCAGCAGTAAATCCTACTGTTGCGACAAGAGATCCAACAAGCCTGTAGGCACCGGTCTTGCGGATCTCTGGGTTCTCAGATCTGAGCTCCTCGTTAATGGTGCCAATCAGATTATATCCGGTNCGCACCACCTCCAANGGGAAGCTGATAAACGACCCCAAGAAGGGTTGCGATCTGAGCGTATTGCCAAGTCTGGGGATGCGGCTGTATGTGGGAAGAAGGTTGAGAACTTTATCTGCGGCCATGACCTCGAGCCTTGAGGCCGGAGTACTGGGGAAAGCCCTGCGCAATCTGGCGAGCTCCACCTCAAAGGCGATGACCTTTGGGATCTGATCACCTAGCTGGTAGGCACTAGTCGCAACCTTGCCCACGGTTTTAACCGCTCGCATGAGGTAGTTGTCGTAGAAATTGATGGCCGTGTTGACATTCGCGTCCTTGAAGTAGGACTGCATTTCATTGGCAAAGAATCCCTGCCCAACGATCCCGAGCCTCGACAGCTTCGCGGCGTAGTCCCGCATGGCCTTGTCCCTGCTGATGCCGAGCGTTGTGCCAGCCACAGGCAGGGCAAGCTCTCTNAGTTTTTGCAGGGCAATCGCCCCGTCCGGCGAGAAGATGTAGCCGTTTGCAACTAAGAACTGCGCGTTGCCAAGGACATTGCGCACCTGTGTTTGAACCGATAGCACGGTCTTGGCGAACTTGGATATGCCGTTGGCCTTTAGATAGAACTCGCCCAGCTTCTGGATGGCACTCTCGGGGCGCGATCTTCCGCCAAAGGTGTAGCGGAGAGCGTCAGCAATCTCCTCGCTTGTGTAGATTTCGTTGCGCATCCCCTCAACAAACATGTTCAATGGGCTCGCTGTTCTGCTGCCATCTGTAACGATGCGGGTAGAGAAGCCCTGTCTTGGCGTGCTAAAGAAAATTTTATTCATGCCAGCGTCCTTCATGTCTCGCAGCATTTGGTGAGTCTC